CTAATGATGCCAGCGCTGCTTTCAAATACGATCCAGTAGGCTCATCAAATGTAGCAGCAAGTTTAACAGACACTCAAGGTTTACATGGTTCTGCAAAATCTAACAGCCACGGTGATTTTCATTTATCTTATACTACACTGGAGCAAGCTAAATCTAATTTAAGAAACTTGGTGTTAACTAACAGAGGCGAGAGAGTTATGCATCCAGAGTTTGGTTGTGATATATGGGCATCTCTTTTTCAAAATATAACACCGCAGCTATTAACTGCAATAAAAGAAAACATATACAAGCAAGTTTCAATATGGCTTTCATATATAAATTTATTAGAAGTGACTGTTAGGAGAATGGAGAAAAATCAGAATAGAGTTAATATTGGGATAACATATGCTTTGTTTGATGACTCTATAAATAAAGAAACGATAACAATAAATAATGTTGGGAACTTATAATGGCTAACGATTGCAATTTAGATAAAAAAGAAGTAAGAGATTTAAAATATCTTAACAAAGATTTTTCAGGTTTTAGAAACGATCTTGTAAACTACGCAAAAAATTATTTCCCTGATATATACAATGACTTTAACGAATCATCTCCAGGTATGATGTTTATAGAAATGGCATCTTACGTTGGTGATGTAATGTCGTATTATGTAGATAATCAGTTGAAAGAAAGTTTGTTGGTGCACGCTGAGGAGCGAACTAATGTAATTGATTTAGCTAGAGCGTTGGGATATAAAACAAAGCCCGTATGTCCTTCAATAGTTAGTCTTAATGTATATCAGGTTGTGCCAGTAGACGCAGTGACAGGAGAGCCTGATATGAGATACGCAATGCAAGTAGGTGCAGGCATGGAGGCTAAGACAGAAGATAATAAGATATTTTTAACTCAAGAGCAAGTTGATTTTGCACAAGATTCTAGATTGCGTCCTAGAGAAACTACTGTATATAAAGTAGATGGTTCTGGCGACCCTGAATATTTTTTGCTAAAAAAAGAAGTATCAGCAATTGCAGGTGAGATTATATCAGAACAATTTGTCTTTGATGATCCAAAGAAATATGACAAGATAGAATTGGGAAGCACGGAAGTGATAGGAATACTAGATGTCAAAGATGATGCAGGTAACAAATGGTATGAGGTACCTTACTTAGCACAAGATAACATATTCGAAGATGTAATTAACAACTGGGCATCAGATCCAGAAATGTCAGCATATAATTATGACTCACCATACATATTAAAATTAAGAAGAACAGCTCGTAGATTTACAACTCACGTTGAGGCAGACAACACAACTCAGATGTGGTTCGGAGCAGGTATATCATCTCAGCCAGATGAAGTAATAGTACCTAACCCTGAAAACATAGGGATAGCACTACCTTACGGAAATACAGCTGCAAATTATATGAATGGAACTAATTACGTTGATATTGCATTTGATCCTACAAACACAATGTTTACTCGTGCATATGGGGAAGCTCCAGCCGACGTTACGTTAACTGTAAGATATTTACAGGGTGGTGGTTTAAAATCAAATGTTTCTTCTAGAAAGATAAACGCTATAACTCAAAAAACAATTTTCTTAGACGAAGATCTTTTAGATCCTGGCCAGATAACAGTTGTAAAAGCTTCTCTTGCAACTATAAACTTGCAACCGGCAGTAGGAGGTAGATCTCAGGAGACTGTAGAAGAAATAAAATATAATGCACTTGCACATTTTGCATCTCAAAACAGAGCTGTAACTAGAGAAGATTATATCGCAAGAACTTATGCAATGCCGGCAAAATACGGCTCGATAGCAAAAGCTTATTTAGATAAAGATGAACAATATTGGGTTCAGACAGTAGGTACATTGGAAGTAAAAAATCCTCTTGCAATAAATTTATATACATTAGCATATGATGACAAAAAGAATTGCACAGAGTTAACTGAATTAGCAAAACAGAACTTGCAGACTTACATGTCACAATATAGAATGTTAACAGACGCAATAAATATAAAAGCTGCGCATGTAATAAACATAGGCGTTGATTTTGCAATAATGCCAAGACCTGGCTTTCAAAACAAGGAAGTACTTTTAAGATGTATAGATAAGTTGAGATGTGTTTTTGATATCGATAACTGGTCTATAAACGAGCCTATCATTTTACCTAAAGTTGCAACAGAGTTAGATAAGATAGAAGGTGTACAAACGGTGAAGAGTTTAAGAATTTACAATCTTTATGATAAGAATGCTGGATATGGAGGTAACATTTATGATATAAAAACTGCAACAAGAGATGCTGTTGTATATCCATCAATGGACCCATCTATATTCGAAGTGAAGTTTCCTGATAAAGATATTAAAGGAAGAATAGTGGGATATTAAAATGATATATAGTATATTTTCAAAAAAAGACTCAACAATATATGAAGGGGCTGCGTCAAGCACCAACTTGAATACTGAGTATACAAACACAGGCATAGACGAAGTACTTACAATAGAGAAGATAGTATCATCATCAAAGACTGCTAACACATATAACTCACGAGCATTAGTGCAATTCAACATTGATTGGTCAAAGATAAATGGTGGCTCTGCATCATCTGCAGCATCAAACTCTATGTATCTAAATTTAAGCACAATATCTTCTCAAAATATATCTAACCAATACTCAATTGAAGCTCGACCAATATCAGAATCATGGGTAGCTGGTCTAGGTAGATTTGGAAACAAGCCAAAGACATTGGACGGAGTAAGTTGGAAAAACAGACAGGGTGACGGAACAGCTGGAACACCTTGGTTGACTTCAAGTTTTACTACACAAGGAACAGGATCAAATGGTCAGACAAACAGCGGTGGAGGAACTTGGTATACGAGTTCATATGCAACACAATCGTTTACATATGAATCAACTGATATAAGAATGGACGTTACAGATGTTACATTAGAGTGGAGCTCCTCTGTAATACCTAACAACGGGTTTATAATAAAGAGAAGAGAATCACAAGAGCTTGATAGTTCAGATTATGGCCAGATAAAATTCTTTTCAGAAAACACTCACACAGTATATCCCCCACGATTGGAAATATGTTGGTCTGACTACAATCACGTTACAGGTTCATTAGCAGAATTAGATATGACAGATACTGGAGCAGTATTCTTTTATCTTAAAAATAATAGAGGTTCATATAAACGTGGAGGCAAAATAAGATTTAATGTTAACGGTAGATTAAAATATCCTGTTAAAACTTGGAGTAATAAATCTGCTGAACTTGGTGTATACTATATTAAACCTGACCGCATACAATACTCAATTATAGATTGCAAAACTGAAGAAGTTATAATACCATATTCAGATCCATATACAAAAGTATCTGTCGGATCAACAATAGGTAACTACTTTGAAATATATTCAGATAGCTTATTCGAAGAAAGACATTATAAGATACAATTAAGATACAGGCCAAATGCAACATCAACAGACTATTCATATTACGATATAAAAGATACATTTGAGGTGGTGAGATAATATGAGATTATACGACCCTTCAAGAAAAGATTATCCTACTAAAATGAAAACTGTAAGAACGACTGTTGTAGACAAGCCGGGAGGTAAAAACGTAATACAGGAAGTTGTTGACGATAAGTCTGTCATAGAAATGCTTATAGATATAGAAGAAAAAGAATTTAACAAAGATAGATTTGAGATAGAAGATTATACAAAAAATCTAAACTTTCCTTTAGATGTAGATGAAAACGTTAATACTTTAACTCAAGCAAACACTTTAATAAGATCTGACATCAACGCTCCTATGGAATCTCTGTTTGTAACTTCAGGCAGAATATGTCTGAACAGAACTGCAGCTAACGAATTACTTGACATAGAAATAACAGAGTTAGATACTGCTCAAACATCCAACCCTGTAGGTCCACCGGTTATTGATCAGTTTGAAATAAGAAATGTTGTAAGAGTAGAGAAAAACGGTAAGCAAGATAGAGACACTCAGCAGGGTTATGACTTACAATCTTTAACCAAAGACGCAACAAACTTCAACTATACAATAGGAGCAAATCATCACTTGTTAATAGTTGCAAACGCAAACAATTGGGCTGATGAAGCTACAGGCGAAATTAACAGGGAAGGTATAACTTATACTTGGAGATTTACTTCTGGAGAAACAAACTATGACAGAATGGCAATCGATCAAATCGTAGGTGTGGGAAGACAGCTTTCTATAGAAAATGCGCAGAGAGATGCTATAGGTACTTATTATCTTGAAGTATCTAACAAGTTTGGAAAATCAAACGCTTTCCCTTTAAAAATAGATGTTAACAAGCCAGGTGAGGTTAGGGAAGAAATCATGAAGCTTGGGGAAAACGAAATACTTACAGGAAAATATGTTTGGTTAGATAACGATCAGACAGATCAGTACAACGAAAATGTAACAATACATGATACAAAAGAATTATACGACTATTCAGTAGAAGTAGAGAATGAGATTTATGATGAATGGCCAAACAGATGGGTAGAAGTATATTATCAAAACGGCAGATGGTACAGAGACGACAACAACCGCGTATTCGAAGGTTACGCACCAATATCAGATCAGGGGTTAGTAAATGCATAATACAAAGTTGACAGCGAGGAATAATAAATGAGAATAAATAGATATTTAGACGAAGATTTACTTACTATACCCTCGAAGCAAATTCACACTAATTTTGGTTCTTGTGATACTGATGTTGTTGAGCTGCACATATTTGGGGGTAAGACTTTAATAGCTTCTGACTATAATATTGATTATAAATCCGATAATCCATTAGCTCATATAAAAAAACCACATATAATATTAGACCCTCATACTGACGTTAGAAATATGGGCTGGGCAGGTGGTAAGTTTAGAATACAATATAACTTTGTTAGAAACTTAATAGGTAATGCACAAGATAAACAAGGCCTATATATTTCAGAGATATCTCCATCACGTAAAGAAATAAGATGTAGTACTATATCCACAGACAGAGATTTTTTAAATGACATTAAAGCATTTGGTAATCAAAAGCCGATAATTAGTGAGTGTTTACAAGATATATTATTAAACTTTGGCGACAACAAGATATATACAGGTTTAAATTGGGTTATTGATGGCGAGCGAGGTTTGGTTATAAAGCTTATGGAGCCTTTACCAATAACAATGAAGGTAAAAGATAGATTTTGGATATCTGTTGAAATTTCAGCTCCTGTACAATATAGAATACAGTTATTAGGCGAAGTAGCAAGAGCTCTTGGTGATCAAATGTTAGGACCTAACTTTGAATTAGATTTAAAGGCAGATATAAAACCAACAGACTTTGAATCTTGGGATACTGTATTAGGCACAAATAAAACAAACAAACAGAACCTAATGAATAAGTTTATTTCAGGTTCTGACCCACAGGCTCTTCTAAATATAGACTATAGAGAATATAAGAATTTTATACACTTCAGCTCTGCTAAAGAAAGACTAGAAAACTTTAAGTTCAAGCTAAAACTAATGGAAGCATACAGTTCTTCACTAGCAACACTAGGAGCTATATCAGTCGGTAACACAAATACCTTTACAGTCGCAAATGTACAGGAGTACGAAAGAAAAATTGAAGATGTAAAAAATGGCTTTGATGGTTATGAGAATTATTTATACTTCAAATCATCATCATATGTTTCAGAGTCGACTGGTGTATATCAGTCAGCTGCCTGGCCTAAGACAAACAACTTTGAGCCGTTTAAAAATGCAACAGTTGGATCAGCAGCTGGAACAGCTTGGTTTGTATCTCAATCTAATGTAGCTCTTGACTACGACACTGTAGTTAATGATCATAATTTAGAAAGAACAATACCTTTCCACATAAGAGAAGACGAAGATAATTCAAACTACCTATTATTTACTAATATGGTTGGTCATCACTTCGACGGCATATTTAATTACTTACAGTCAACACTCCAGATAAACGATAGAGATAATCCTTTATATGAAGGGTTATCTAAAGACTTAGTATATAACGTTCTTGCATCTTTTGGCTGGGAATCATATCAAGGTTTCCATTTCCAAGATTTGTGGGAATATTCTTTAGGAGTAGACGCCCAAGGGAATTATGG